AACAACAGATCCGCCTAAAAAGAATCCAGCTGGATGTACAAACTTTTTATATAAATCTTTCCATGTATTTAATGGAACGGATGATTTAATAAGAACAGAGAATATTTGATATAATGCACTGTTTTGAATAAATCGAAGAGATTCTGTACCTATTTGCGATTCACTCACAATAAACATATTATTCTTTGGATATTCTATTTCAACATCGATGCCATAGAACGCACGGAAAAAACCTTCGGCAGAATACTTTGTTCCTTTAACTCTATAAAAATTTGCGAAGTTTCGAAGTACTTCACGCGGTTCACTAAAATATGTCGAATTAGCACCATCAGCAATCGATGCAAATATATTCTCAATGTATTCTAAGTTAGTTGCCTCTAAATCATATAGACTATATAAATCTTGTAGAGCATCGATAGTACCATCTGAATCCATATAATCGTAATAACCTTCTAAGAAAGTAATTAGATTTGGATATGCACTTGCGTAGTATTGAGGTAGTACCTCTTTAATACTGTATGCTCTTAAATTTAAATTAGATCTGCTATAGTCTGGGCTATGAGACATTTTAATATCCGGACGAAGGTATGCTTGGAGATCTTACATATGTGTTAGCTGCTCCCGTACTAGAAGATGTAACGCCTGTAGCTGAGCCAAGGGTAACATCGGTTTGTTGTCTATCGACTCCGCTTGTAGCAAAAGATGGACCTTCATCTAAATCTAAAATGTAGCTTCGTAGTGGTCTTATTGTAGACTGATTAGCCGGAGTTACTGACATCTTAATATAGTTAACACCTGCAGTAATAGCAGTCGGAGCAAATCCTGTTAAATTTATTGTACCAGTTAATGCGTCGTAAGAACCAATATTGTCTACTTCAACTTCTCCTATTGAATTTACGATCTGAAGTTTAGTTAAGTTTAATGCATTTTTAACAGAGCAAACTTTACCATTAAAAATAAACGTTGATGAATTCACAACATAATCTGCCGGATCCGGTGAAGCTAATTCTGCAGGAAAATATATTCTATATGACGTTGATTGTAATAGATCTGGAACAAATCTTTGCTGTATTTTTATTGACGCTTGTGAGTTTAGAATCGCTTCACTAATATCATCAACTTGTCCTAACAACTCAGATCTTCTAAATATTCCGCCGAATTGAGTCAAGTTAGTACTAACATAAGATTGTAATGCCGCAAATACTGAAGATTCAGTTGACTTAACGGTCTGCCCAGTAAGATTAGGATCAAAGTTAAATGTTAAGATGACTTCGAGGTAAGTTATTACTGGATCTTCGAATTGTGTATCAATAGAAAGAATCGAAAGATTATTAGATACATCTTGGACAATAGAGTTTTTAACTGCTGTCTTTTGTGATTCAGTCGTACCATCTTCAAACACAAGGGAAACATATACTTTACCATAATCTGCTGGCACATTATCTTCTCCGCCCCATGCAATCGCATCTGTAACTGTAGGATAATTTCTTTGTATTACTGCACGATAATCATCGGCTGTTACAAGTCTTTGTTGTGCTGCAAATGAAATAGGAGCGTTTTGTCTAATTGATTCTATTGACTGTCTTGCGCCACCTACTCCTGACGAAGCAACTGTAGCAACTGACAAAGGATAATTACCTACTCCTGGAACTGCTACTTGACCACCTGCTGCAAAGGTAGAAGCATTATTGGCTGCAGCTCCTTTACAAGACAAATATGTAACTATGATTTTATTACCGGCTTCCGGAGATTTACCAAATGATATACCGTCACCAAAGTTTAATTCGTAATAACCATTCGGAGCTTCTGATATTTGATAATACCGAGATTGTGAATTAACTGTTGTTGCAGTAGTAATTGGTACGTACGAAGTAAATAATGAACTTGAAGGAGTTTCATATACATAAACAGCGGCTGTCGTAGTATCTATTGTATCGTCTTGAATAACGTAAAGTTGTCTTTCACCTACGTCACCGACAAAGAATGTTTTCTGTTTTTGTACGCCTTCAAATATTTGTATAGTAGTTCCAGAATTTTCATTTAAGAACTGGTAAAAACCTTCACCATTATCAGTAGCTGTATAATCTTCTAGCGTTTGAAAAGTATATGTTACATCGTCAGCGTCTGCAGTAAATGTGTAACCAGCGCTTAAAACAATAGAGCCTGGCCGATTAGGAACACCAGAAAGATTCATTGATAATTGTACTTCAGCCCTAGAAGAAGTACGGGATCTTGGGACGTAACCTAATGTAGCGGCGTGAGATACGACCGAGCTTCTTAATTGTGCAGTAGTAAGAAATGATTCATTCAAGGCAAAGTTAGCAGTTAGTGCATTATAGTGCGTATTATATGCAAGCACGTCAAGAATATTAGAAAGGCCTGATGCTTCAAAATTATAGTCTTCGAATTCAGGTTGTTTAGCTAAATATACTTTTAAAGAGTTTTTGATGTTATCAAAATCTAATTTACTATTTTGTACTGTAGTTGCCATATTATCTCAGCCTCGATAAAGATGTAGTTACAGTAACGAGTTCTCCGACATTTGCTATGCCAAATCGAATCGTTACATCTATTGCGTTATTATCTGGATTATCTGATATGTCTATCTTGTCTATTATCGCTCTGGGTTCATAATTGTTAATAGAAGCAATAACGGATTGCTCTATTTCAAAAGCCGTACCATCATCCATATTTTCAAAAAGCGCATCACCAACACCGCCACCAAAATTAGGCGCAAATGGTTTCTCTGTAAATCCAGTTGTCAATATATTTTTTACAGCTTGCTTAACAGCACCAGCATCAACCTTTTTAAATATATCTCCGTTTGTCTTTGCATTAAAAGAAAGATCTATGTCTACGTAATTTTTAGATCGAGAAGTTACAACACTAGATGATGTAATGTTTCCGTCTTCTACTGCAAATGCTCTATTCGTTGCCATGACCGTTCCAAATAATTTGTACTATTTATAATCTTTAAGCGAGGATTTCTATAAGTTCACCTGTAGTTTGTAGCGATCCGTTATATCTTGTTTCTAATATTTTAGTAAAATTACCTTTATAATTAGAATCAACGGCTGGCATCTGTAATATTACATGGCATTCTAATGAGCCATCAGTATTATATCTGTCGTAATCTAATATAACTTTCTCAAATAATATATTATCTTTCCAATAAACCGCTAAATCAAACATTGCCATATGATCAGGTATGCCAGCTCTATCTAATAATTGATATACAACTACACGACCCTTTGTTGCTAAATCGTTAAGGCCTCCGGTGGAAAGATTCTCTTGTGGACCTTTTTTATATAAACCTTCTACTACAATTAATCTTTTATTCATAAACTGGCCTAAGTCCATGTTTATGGTATTCATTGCCATGGCATGTAGATATAACTGACGTGCAATCTGTAATCTATCAGCATCATTAGTAATATGATTTAGATTTGTTTTTTCACCTACAGCACCTAAAAACTTTCCTATTGATACACCTCGAGCTAGCTTTGTACCCGAAGATATAAAAGGAGCGTTATTTGGGTTATACACCGGATCTGGTACAATCTTTTTAATACCAGGATTTGGTTGATAATATGAATTATAAAAATTAAAATCAGACATTATATGCACCATTTGGACCAATAATAGTATTATTTTCTGCTACCGTTGGAGAATTGTTAGCGGTTCTTCCTATTTGCTTTGGAACACCTTTACCTAAAGCTTCAGGATTTAATTTCTTTTCGGCTACTTGTTTTGCAGTAAAATCATCATTAGATCTGTTATTATCATCTCTAAGCTTAGATCTAACTTCGCCTGAAGTTAATGGTCTATCACTCACCCCACCAGACAACGTAGTTTGATTAATCATTTTAAGTAGTTCACCTTCAGGATCTACAGCTACGTCTCTTATTCCAAAGCTAGACTTCTGATATGAAGTAGCAACGCCAGCATTTGGTACAGCAGTTGCCTTGATATCATCGGCAAGTGGAGTGGTATTAATTGCGTTTTCTGTAATTGTACCTTGAGTACCCACACTTGGACTATATGTAGATGGAGCAGCAGTACCATCGGGATATGATTGGTGCACTGAGGTTGCAGCAGTTTTTGCCATACCATTCAAATCACCAATAAATGTTGGAGCAGTCATACTATTTGTTGCCGTTATATCACCCTCTACGTCGATACGCACTGCACGTATTGTATCAACGTTAATTGTACCAGATCCACCTTCACCGTCTCCCAACCATACCGTATTACCAATATGCGTATTATAAAAATAGCCAATAATATTTTCACCACCAAATGTACCTTTATCACCAAAAACTGATAAGTCAGTTGCATGAATGTTTGTGTTTGGCGACGTCATATTCTGTCTAACTTGTGACGTTATTTGTTGTGCACCAGATGAATATATTCCGAGCTCGCCTTCAACCGACTGTTCAAAGTTACCTTTGACTGCATGTAAATAACCACCGAGAGTTGTATCTGTTTTTGACTGTGCAACTGTAGTTGACTGGTGGCCTTTGACGGTTAGGTTATCCTGAAGTGCAATGTTACCCTTACGCGCTCCATCTATCTCTGAGATATGATCACCATTAATAATTTGTAGTTTGTTGCCTCCGACACTAAGATTATAATCACCGGCTACATCAACATTCAGATCACCCTGATATGTCATATGAGCATTGCCCTCAACTACGACATGCTGATCGTTTCCTGCACTGATTAATACATCTGATGTACTACTCACATAAACTGTACCGTCAGGTTTTATTTCTATCCCCGCTCCAGATTGATGTTTAATAAGAATACGTTCATTCGTAATAGTATCATCTAATTCTACAACATGTCCACCAGGCGTTTCCCATACCTGATTGTTTGGATATGTAGAATATCTTCTTTTCTCTTCTTCTTGCGGCGGAATATAATTAT